CTGTTAAAGAGTTTCTGCAAGCTAAAAAACTGCCCGATACCTTGCGTGTATTTGTGAACACCTACTTAGCAGAAACCTATGAAGAAGATGGTGAGCGAGTGGACGACTACGCAGTGTCAGAACGCGTTGAAACATTTGGGCAGTTTGCAGATGAGCGTGTAGAGATAATTACGGCTGGCGTAGATGTGCAGGATGACCGTTTAGAAATTGAGGTGGTCGGATGGGGCAAAGACGAAGAAAGCTGGTCTCTGGATTATCGCACACTTTATGGCGACCCTAGCACACCGCAATTATGGCAAGATTTAGACAGCGTGTTAAATCAGCGTTTTGAGACAGAGGACGGTCGAGAAATAGCTATTAGGTCTACTGCCATAGATAGTGGCGGTCACTATACACAGGCGGTTTATAACTATGTCAGACCGCGTGAAGCTAGGCGAGTATTTGCCATTAAGGGTATGGCTGGTGAAAGCCGACCGATTGCTGGCAGACCTAGCAAAAACAACATCGGCAAAATCAAATTATTTACATTAGGGGTTGACACTATCAAGTCATTGATTTTTTCCCGATTAAAGATTACAATAGAAGGCGCAGGATATTGCCATTTCCCTGATGACAGGCCAGATGAGTATTTCAAGCAGTTGGCGGCATCAGAAAAAATTGTGACTAGATTTCATAAAGGCTTTCCGAAAAGGGAATTTGTGAAAACTAGAAACAGAAACGAGGCGTTAGACTGTCGGGTATATGCTTATGGGGCTTTGGCTATATTGAACTTGAACATTAACGCCATAGCAGATAGACGTGCAAAACAGGCTGAACAGTCAGCAGATGAACAGGTCGTGCAACAGCCGCGACCTAATCCCTTAATGAAAAGGCCGCAAGCTAGCGGTTTTGCAAATAGTTGGCGGTAAGCGATGGCAAATAGATTTTCTGTAGATGAAGCACCTGACGGTCAACAGCCAGAAACCATCGTTATCGGTGATTACTTAATCTGGAAGCGCACTGACCTAGTACAAGATTATCCGCTTGCTGATTATTCTATGGAATATGTGGCGCGTATCACGGCTGGCGGTTCTACAGAAATCAAAATAGCCGCACAAGAAATCAACGGAACATATGTATTTGAAACAGATAGCGCGACCACAGCCGCCTATGTAGCTGGCTTTTATCACTGGCAGTTAGAAGCTACGCAGACCGCTACAGGCAATCGTGTAGTGCTAGAACGCGGCACATTTACGGCTGTAGAAGATTTGGACGTAAATGGCGCAGACCCTCGCAGTCATGCCGAAATTATGATTTCTAAGATTGAAAGCATTTTGCAGGGCAAGGCCGATGCGGATGTTTCAAGCTATTCTATAAATGGTCGAAAAGAATACCTAAAAGAATTAGCAAAAGAGCGTAGCAGTTATGGTGAAAATACTGGTGCGACCATACTAGTGAGGTTTTAGATGGGCGTTTTTGATTTCATGCGGAAGCAAAAGCGGCAGAAGCGTTCATACACTGCCGCAAATACAGGTCGTTTATTCTCTGATTTTATTACATCATCACGGTCTGCGGATAGCGAGATACGGCCTAATCTGCGTGTGATACGCGATAGATGCCGCGAAGCTACCAGAAATCATCCGTACGCAAAACGCTATATCCAGATAATGACTACGAACGTAGTAGGCGCAACAGGCGTGACTATGCAGGTTCGCAAGCGTAATGAAGATAACAAGCTGGACGTAGTAGGCAACAGGCTGATAGAACGCGCATTTCAAGCGTGGGGCAGAACAGGCTTTTGCACTGTTGATGGGCGTTTAAGCTGGTTACAGGCACAGCGTTTATTTATGGAAACGCTAGCGCGTGATGGCGAGGTGTTAATCAAAAAGGTAAAAAGACCAGCTAATAATCCCTACGGCTTTACACTGCAATTTTTAGAAGCCGACTATCTCGATGAAGATTATAATAAACGTATGCCTAACGGTAATGAGGTTAGGATGGGTGTTGAAATAGACAAGGCTGGGCGGCCTGTCAGCTATTTCATGTTTGAAGACCATCCGCATCACGATCAGGGTTATGGTTCACGCACTAAGCGCAAGCATATACAAGTACCAGCAAGTGAGATTATTCACTGCTTTATTCAGGAACGCGCAGGGCAGACCAGAGGCGTTCCGATGATGGCAAATGCACTTAGCCGCCTGAAAATGTTAGATGGATTTGAAGAAGCGGTTTTAGTTAATGCGCGTGTAGCCGCATCTAAAATGGGCTTTTTTGTCAGTCCAGAAGGCGATGGCTTTATAGGTGATGACTATGACGGTCACGCACCTATTATGGACGCATCGCCTGGAACTTTCACGCAGTTGCCGCAGGGTATGGATTTCAAAGCATTTGACCCATCTCAGCCGCAGGATAACTTTGCAGATTTTGAGAAGGCTATTCTGCGCGGCATCGCATCAGGGCTAGGCGTTAGCTATGTATCACTAGCTAATAATCTGGAAGGCGTTAGCTATTCATCTATCAGGCAAGGCACTATAGAAGACCGCGACCATTTCAAGATGATGCAACAGTTTATGATTGATGCGTTCATTGACCCTGTTTATAGGGCGTGGCTAGAGATGGTGATTACTACAGGCAGGGTTAATCTGCCGATGGGCAAGTATGACCTATTTGCTGATAATGTTATCTATAGACCGCGTGGGTTTGCGTGGGTTGACCCTCAAAAAGAAATTCAAGCCAGCGTTACAGCACTGCAAAACGGCATTGTGACCTTACAGGATGTTCACGCGCAGTATGGTAAAGATACCGAAGATGTATTTGAGCAGATTAGTCGTGAAAGCGAATTGGCAGACCGCTATGGGGTTGATACAGCATTCCAGCCCTTCGGCACTAAATTGCCTGTAGAAGCTAACGTAGACAGAGGCGAGACGGAAGATGGCAACGTATAAAGGCGTGGAAATCAGCCTAAAGCCGACCGAAGCTATGGCTAGAAATGCACAGCGCGGTTTAGATTGGCGCGAAGAATATGGCAGAGGCGGAACGCAAGTAGGCGTAGCTAGGGCTAGGCAGTTAGTAAATAGACAGGAATTGTCAGCCGATACAGTACGCAGAATGCGTAGCTTTTTTGCTAGGCATGAGGTTGACGCAGATGCAGAAGGTTTTAATCAAGGCGAAGATGGTTTTCCGTCAGCAGGACGCATAGCGCATGAGTTGTGGGGCGGAAACGAAGGTGCAAGCTGGGCAAGGGCTAAAGATGCCGCACTTGATAAAATTGATGAAAGCGATAGGCAGATTGATTTAGAAGCAAAAATAGATGATAATGCACTTAAAGGCGGTGATGTTATGGAAAACAGACATATCCAGAATGTAGAAGAAACAGATGATGCATACATCATCACTTATGGCAAATCAGAACAGGCTGAATTGCCTGTAGTTGATGCAGAAACAGCTATGCATCACGATGATGAGATGGAACGGTTCGACCGTTCTATGCTGGAATATCGTGCGGCATCAGGTGAAATGTACGATGAAGATGACCGCAGGGTGCGTATGTCACTATCATCAGAAGAGCCTGTAGAACGTGCATTTGGGAATGAGGTGCTAGAGCATAGCGAAAAGGCGATAGATTTAAGTAGGGCTAATTCTGGCAATATGCCATTATTGCTGGATCATGACCTTACTAAGCAGATTGGCATTGTCGAACGTGCCTATCTAGATCAGGCAGACCGAAAGTTAAGGGCTGTGGTGCGGTTTGGAAAAAGCGCACTGGCTAGAGAGGTTTATGATGATGTCAAAGACGGTATCAGAAGCAACGTCAGCATCGGATATCAGATAAAAAATATGGTTAATCGAGACAACGGAACAGTCGTAGCCGATAACTGGATGCCATATGAAGCAAGCATAGTGAGCGTTCCAGCCGACAATAATGTCGGTGTAAATCGCACACTTGAACATAAACCATCAGTAAAAATCGGAGATGATAAAATGACTGATATCAATGTGGATGAAATCCGCGAACAGGCATCAGATGCCGCAAAGCGCGATTTCCAGAAGAATGCTGGCGAAATTCTAAAGCTAGCTGAGAAGCATAACAGACGCGACCTAGCTAACGATGCTATCGCAGAAGGTCTATCTGTTGCACAATTCAGGGGCGTTCTACTTGACGCGATTGGCGAAGGCAAGCCGCTAGAACAGCCAGCGCACAAAGTTGAAATGTCTGAAAAAGAACAGCGTGAATATTCATTCATGTCTGCGGTTCGCGGTATCGTGAACGGTTCTGGCCTACGCGGTCTGGAAGCAGAAATCAATGATGAAATCGCTAAGAATATGGGGCGTGCGGCTCGCGGTTTCTATGCACCAGAAAGTTTCTGGGCTGGCAAGCGTGACCTGACTGTTGGCACAGATAGTGCTGGTGGTTTCCTACGGCCTACAGACCATCTAGGCGACCAGTTTGTTGACGCACTACGCGCACGTTTAGTGTTCAGCGAATTAGGCGCACGTTTCATGTCTGGTCTAACAGGCGATGTTGCTATCCCTAAGTTGGCAACAGGCGTATCTGCTGGTTTCGTAGCAGAAAACGGTGCAACATCAGAAGTGAACGCAGTGTTCTCACAAATCACTATGTCACCTAAATCACTAGGTGCATTTACTGATGTATCACGTTTGCTGATGATTCAATCAGACCCATCTGTTGAACAGATTGTGCGTGATGACCTACTAAATGCGATTGCACAGAAGGTTGAAGATGTTGCCATCGAAGGTGGCGGTTCTAATGAGCCTACAGGCATCACACAAACATCTGGCATCGGTTCAGTAGCTATTGGTGCAAACGGTGGCGACCTGACTTGGCAAGCTATCACTGACCTTGTAAAAGAAGTCGAAGTAGACAATGCCGCCATCAATGGCAATACATTGGCCTACCTGACTAATCCAAAGGTTAAATCACATATGGCTAGCACATCAAAAGTGGCTTCAACAGATAGCGTAATGCTACTAGAAGCACCTTATGATAACGTGTACGGCTATAATCTTGCTGTTACTAACAATGTACCGTCAGACCTAACCAAAGGCACACTGACAACAGCATCAGCATTGATTTACGGTGATTTCAGCCAGCTAATGATTGGTCTGTTCTCAACACCTGACATTCTGATTGACCCATACACTGCTGGTTCAAGCGGTGCGGTTCGCATCAGAGTGAT